ACAACATGTTCTTTGACGAGAATACGGACGAGGAACTGGTTAAGTTCCGCGAGAAACTGGATCGCAAGAAAACCGAGTGTGCAGAGTGTGAAAAGAGACTTGAACAATTTGTAGAAAAAAGGAGGAAAGAAAATGGCTAACATTGTCAAATTGACCGGATGCAAGGAGGTTTCGCATGATATATATGCTTACTTCACTTGTGATGCTGAAAAAGCATTGAAGGCTTTGGAACTTGAGATACCGTGTACTGGGGCAAATAGCACTGGGGCATACAACATCTACTTTAATGATGAGGGAGAAATTATCTGTGAATATATGACGTTCTGTGTTACACGTGAGTTTAAGAAAGTTTCATCCATACAGGATGCTGTTGAATGGATGGATAGGAAAATGAATGGAAATGAGTAAAACGAAATTGTATTACCTGTTTCTGGCAGTCATGTGGTGGCTGCTGGGATAGGTGGAAAGGAGAAATGAATATGACAAGAAAGGAAGAAATGCTTAGGGAAGCCGTTCACGATCATTATCAGTGTAACGGAAAGTATGCTTGTGAAGAACGTGCTTATTGTAGATTTTGCGATGGAGATAACATAGCACATGACTGTGATGAAGATTGCTGTGCAGATGAGTTTAGCGAGGGATTTTTAGCTGGTTGGAATGCCTGCTTAAAATACCTTGGGAATATACCTTGGAATGAAGCCATGGATGAGATTGCAAACCATATTGAAACCAATCGTTCGGAGAAATTGAATGATTACCAAAATGAATAGTTATGGAAGAAAATAGTGTAATAATTGAGCTTGATACCGTTCTTGAATACAGGGACGGTCAAGTGTACATAAAGAAGATGGTTACAAGTGAGATGCCTGTTACACTGACATTTGCTATCATCGAAGCATTGAATAAAACGATTGTTGAGTATTACAGAAAGTGATAATTATGAAGAAGGTTGAGACAAAAATTTCTACTACAGTTGAAGTGACTGTAGGTGGAGAATCTGTAAACGAAGTATTAAACAATATATCTTCAATATGTCATAAATCTATCGAATATTCCTCTTCAAAAGATGAGGGATGTAATACACTCTATGAGGATGGGGAAATCGAAGACTATAAGGTCGACATGGAGGATAGGGTTGCTACACTTGAATCTGCTCTTTATCAAATACTTGATTTATTGGAGGACTGAATATGAACAGAAAAATAAAATTCAGAGGTAAATCGAAAAAGACTAGAAAATGGCTTTATGGTTATTTAGGTGAATCTAAATTCAGCATTCTTGATTATGTCTATACAGACAAAGTTATTTTTGATAATGTTCTGTCATTTAATACTGATAATAGTGCCTATGTAGTCAAAGATTTGTCCGTAGAAGAAGATACCATCTGTCAATTTACCGGATTGTATGATAAAAATGGAACAGATATTTATGAGGGTGATATAGTTCTTCAGCAAGGATACCATGGGAATAAACAGCCTATGGTTGTAAAGTTTGAGTGTGGAGCATTCATCGTAGGTTATCACAAAGGAAGTTCGACCAAGACTACCCCTATGTTGCTCAATAGTAAGTGTGAGGTAATTGGAAACTTATTCGATAACCCAGAATTATTAGAGGATAAGAAATGAAAGCAATATCCATCAAACAGCCGTGGGCAAGCCTAATCGCTCACGGTATCAAAGACATCGAAAACAGGACTTGGAAGTGTCCTCAGAAGTACATCGGCCAAAGGGTGCTTATTCATGCAAGCAAAGGTAAAGGAGATGGTTGGATATTAAATAAAGAGCAAGGGTTAAAACTACAAATGCACCCCTCCAATCTTAAAAGTACATTCTATGATGATTTACCTTTTGGTGCCATCATCGGCAGCGTGGTTATAGCCGACTGCGTACAAAACCATCCTTCAGTATGGGCAGAGAAAGGTTGCTGGAACTGGGTACTGAAGGATGCGGTATTATTTGATAAGCCGATTATGAATGTGAAAGGGAAACTTAGTTTTTGGGAATATAATATAGAAGAAACAAAATGAATCTAAATAAATTGAGAGATAAAGCCTACCAGTGCGCCGTAGCCCACGGATGGCATGACGAGAACCAGAGTGACGAACATTTCCTTTGCCTGGTCATATCCGAACTGATGGAAGCGGTGGAAGCTGACAGGAAAGGAATGCACGCTAAACGGGATAATTTTGAATATTACATGAAACAAAGGAAACGTGATGATGGGGAATTCATGTACGCTTTCAAGCATGATATTAAAGACAGCGTGGAGGACGAACTTTCCGACGCCTGTATTCGTCTGTTGGATTTGGCCGGGTTGAGAGGATATGATTTGGATAGCTTCGACTACGAAGGAAGCGATACAGAAGACTATTCTGATATGACCTTCACGGAGTCCATGTTTAGAATCTGCGTCTATGTCACCGACAACTTCTACCGGGATGAACTATATATCCTCCTAAATGAGATATTCGCTTTCTGTCGGGACAGAAATATCGACATCTTCTGGCACATCAAGCAGAAGATGAAATATAATGAACTTCGTCCGTATAAGCACGGAGATAAAAGCTACTGACCATGAAACACATTTTCTACGCCTTAATCATTCTGCAAGCCCTGTATGAGCTTGCGAAACTGTTTAGATGTAAATCCTTGTATCAGCATGTAAAAGTCTTTCAGAAGCTGGATAAGACATCAAAAAGATGGTATCTGATGGCGCATCCGTGGCTTCATATTGCATTGTTCATGGATACTATCGGACTTATATTGCTGGGGATGGGATTGTTTTCAAGCCAATGGATATGTTTCCTTGTTGTCCTGGCCATGAGTTTCAGTCAGATCCAAAAGTTGGGAGCATGGGCGGTGTTCCTGGACAGTCTGGTTACGGTTATTGTGTACGCTTTCGCCATCCTGAACGCATATCACTTGGCATAAAAATAGGGAGCCAGCCCACACGATTATGATGCAAATATAAGAATTTCCAACTAAATAAATCGTGCTATGACAAAAGAATTTTCATCAATCGTGGAGTTGAAATCAATACGTGAACAGAAATCAAGATTATCGGAACGTGAACAGGAACTATCCTCCCCCATCCTGACCGATTTTTCTCTTATTCCGGAGATTTATGACTGGTTCAAGGACCTGTTGGCCGGGATGGACTGTCCGCCCAATCCGGAAAGTGTTACCCAGCGAAAGAAGTTCCTCTTCATTGTGTTGTTCCTCTTCGCCCCTAGTGTGCTTGCCGGCGGACGGCTGCCGAACGGCATCCGGGCAGAGATTTCCGGTGTGTTCCCGGATGTTTCCCCGTGTGTAATATCGAACAATATCGCCGATGTTTCTTTTATCTATCAGCAGTATAAGGATTTCCGACAGGATATAGAGTATCTTTACAACCAAATTATAGAAAGGTTGAAAAACAAAGGACTAATCAAGTAACCCCGTTCCGAAAGGCTCGGGGTATTTTTATGAAACATTTTACCAATTGTTTGTTCTTGGTTTAAGCAATCTTAGGCTAAAAATCACCATGTTGGTAACTTTGTCTCAAAGAGATAATAACAGCTATCCTCACGGCTGAAAAGTATAAACCCTGCCATCGGTAAGAAGTGAGGAGCTTGCCTTTGGTGGGGTAATTTTTTAATCTAAGATTCACTGAGACATGAAAACAAATCAAGAAATGGTAAGGCAAATGGGGAATTTAGAAGTTATTCAACGCACCGTTGACGGCTATTTCAATGCTACCAGGCTTGTAAAGTTATGGAACGAACGAAACTCCTCAAACAAAGAATTGAAGAAATACTTTGAAAATGAATCAACCAAGGAATTAATCGCTACCATCGTTGAAAAAGAAAATCTAAATGGGCAAAATTCTCCCTATTTAAGTTCACGTGGTAAATGCGGTGGAACCTGGGTTCATCCTGTATTGTTCATTGATTTGGCTATGTGGCTAAATGCGTCATTCAAATATGATGTAATCAAATTCGTTTCTGACCAAATGATTCGTTACCGGAATGATGCTGGGGACGCTTATAGGGAACTCTCTTCTGCCATCATGAAAATCGTTCCCAAAGACTTTATGCCTAAAGCCATGCAGAAGGTCGGTGAAGCCTTGAACTGGGTTATCTTCAACAGTCATGAAAAGATGCTACGTAATAAGCATGGTGAGGAACAAAAACAACGTGAATTGTGGCAGCTTGAAAAGAAGATTGCTGATTTGGTCAATGAAGGTTTCTTGACCGACTATGAAAGCCTTATTGGGTATCTGAGAATTCAATACCAGAAAAGGAACTATCCAAAGGTCTTTGCTAATGCTGGATAAAATATTACAAAAGTAGAAAAGCCGGAGCGTTATGCTTCCGGCTTTATACCATTAATATCCAATTCAAATTTTGTTTTACTCAGTGAAGCTTCATAAATCTTACATGAGGGGATATGTTCTTTTACAATAGAAATAATTTCATTTTTTGCTTCAATAGAGATTTTGCACCCCAACGTAATTTCGGTAATCGAATCTAATGGAACTTTTATACTACTTCTTGAAGCATTAATTTTAATTAATCTATATTCATCCTCGTATTCCCAGATATTTGCTTTTGTAAAAAGTAATCTTTCTATAAATTCTTCAACTTTATCTTCAAGGTGCTTTATTGGAAGCTCTTTTTGATATTTGACTTTTCCAAGTGTTCCTTTTACAGCATAAAATATTTTATCCATATCAAACCCAATACAAATACCTGTATGTGAGTTTGTATAATGTGACCACATCAAGAAATTATTGCTTCTTGTGGTTAAGCTAAACACCCCAAATAGTCTTTCTACTTCTTTTTGGGTTTCTTTATTTTGCTGTTCTATATGTTCTTCATTAAACAACCATCCTTTTTTTTGTTCTTCTGAAACGTATGTATATATTTGTTCCTCACTCCAATCGGGATAATTTTTACGGGCTAGCTTATACATATATTGAAAAATATTTTCTGTTGTTAGCTCAGAATTGTCAAAAATATATGGAATACTACCCTCAAATGGATCGTTTAGTTGCCCAATTGACGGAAAATATAATTCACCATCAGTTAATATTCTTTTTGTATAATCATTCCATGGTTTATACTTGTATAATACATTTAGCATTTTATTATTCTCCTTTCTTAATTTTGAATTTTATACTGCAATCCTAAACCATTAAGCCTCATGTCTGAAATAATCATTCTTTCGTATGACCATTTTCGTCAAACTCAAATGGAAGTTCCATTTGACCAATCTGACGCATCTTCATTTTTTTGAAGTTATCACAAAATTGCTTCATATTGTCTGAAACCTGAAACAATGTTATTACTTTATTGATCTGTTTCTCTAGATTTGGTTCTCCAATATCAAGTGTAAGAAGTTGGTGATAACGGTTTGTTCTGTTTCCTGATTCACTTTTAGGCGTTTTCTTTTTTAATTCCTCTAAAACTCCATTAGGTAGTTCTTCATAGATAAAAGTATTAGTCCATTTTCCTATAATTCCAGGACGTTTTTTAATACCTTTTACTGTATAATCCCAGCCATTAAGACGAAATAGTTCTTTATAAAAAATATCAGGAAATCTTTTTTGCCAAGGTAGTAATTCTTCTGAAATATACGCTTTCAGAATTTTTTGTAATTCGTCTTTCTCTCGTTCGTACTGGTAACCAGTAGCTTCATCAACAAGAGCAATAATACCTACTTTTGCTACAGAGCGAATTATAATATCAGCACTTTTGACAATTTTTTCATCGTTAAAAATGCCGGCACGATTTGCATCTATGATAGCAGAGCATATATCAACCAATAAAGTTACCTCATATCCGTTTGCTACTGATAGTGAGCCTCCTGCATTGTTCCGTTTAAATTTTATAGGATTTGCTAACCTTTCTGATATGCTATTTTCACCGGCACATAGATAATCAGTAAGCCCATCAATTTTACAGAAACTATTCATCCACTGGCCACTCTTGCTTTCATATCCAATAGCTTTTTGGATACCCCTTCCAGAAAATACTCTTGTTCCATTATTTAATACATAGCATGGAATTTCTAAATCACCTAAATGTAATGGTGTTTTATCAGAACCATATTGTGCTATTAAAGTTTCTTGTTCTTCCATAATTTCTTATTTAAAAATTAGACGTTTAATTCCAGCAACTTTCTTAAATCTTCAAACGAGTGAACCTCATAGAGAGTTCCCTTAACTTTTACATAACCGTTTACCTCTGAATCAGGTGTGTTTCTCACAAATAGTTCCGCAATATCCACTTCTAAGGCATTGGCAATACGTTCCAAAGATTGTAATTGCGGATAATCACCTCTTAATGTCTTATTAAGACTAATATCAGATATACCCATCTTGTCAGCCAAATCTTTTTGAGTAAAACCTTTAGACTGGCAAAGTTCTTTTATTCTTGTTCTAAAATCCATAATACTATATAGTTTTATTGCACAAATATAAGTCTTTATACTAAGTAATACAATGAAAGTCCTAAAATAAATCTATGTAGTTTTACTATTAACATAGTTTAAGTATGTAAATATTGCATGATTAAACTAAATAGTTTTACTTTGTGGTATGAAATAAAACGAAGTAGTATAATTCCCCAAACTAATACATACGATTATGAAGACTATTAGCAGTGAGTACATCAAAGAAATTAAAGAACAAATCAAAGTTATCAATGAAGCTCTAAAAAGAATACAAGAAGCTGAAAAGGTTCAGGATTCAGCGGTAAATAATAGAGAATACAACAAGGCAAAGGATGAAGCTATTGACGCAAGCTCAGACGTAATGATAGCTTTAGAAGAGACTGTAAGACTTGCATCAGCTATGGGGTGTGAAACTGGTCTGTATGAGGTACACAAATATCACAAGATTGTAGAACTTGATTTTAGAGATTCACACAAGTAAATAGCAGCAGGGCGAAAGCCCTGCAATTACACACGATTATTAATTTTCAATACGCACGATTATGAAGACATTGAACGAAGAAATCCAAGACATTAAGAACATGAAAAGTTCTAAGGCTGCAAAGAAAGAGGCTTTTATTAAGTTAGGGTTGAGAAAGTACGAAATTGAACTTCTGCTTTCAGAACTGCCTAAACCAGTCAGAGAGGTTCATAAGTTTACCTTTGGCGTAGAGATTGAATGCCTGGTAGCTGCTAGCCTTATGAGAGAAAGCGCAATGAGAAACGCAATGCCTTTTCAGTATGAAGGTTATAATCACGTTGACAACAACCACTATTATAAGTTCGTTTCAGATTCTTCTATCAGAGGTGAAAACCCTATCGAATGCGTATCGCCGGTTCTTACTGGTAAGGCGGGTATGAAAAGTCTAGAAACCTGCTGCAAAGCTTTAAATGAAGCAAATGCACAGGTAAATATATCTACAGGTTTGCATGTGCATATCGGGGCTGCAAATCTTTCTGATGAAGCCTACATTAATGTATTCGAAAACTATCAGAAGTTAGAGAGAGTGATTGATACCTTCATGGCACGATCAAGACGAGCCAACAACAGCCAGTGGTGTAGAACCCTTCAAGGCAAGAACTTTGACGTATGTATGACAAAGCATGATGTTTTTAGCGTCATGAATGGTAATAGATACTATAAAGTGAATGCTTGTTCTTACGCTCGACATCGGACAATAGAATTTAGACAACATCAAGGTTCTACTGATTTCGAAAAGATTTCTAACTGGGTGAACTTCTGCGCTAAACTGGTAGCATGGTCTAAAAAGAACGTACTGAGTTCAGAGGTTAATTCAATTGACGAGATACCTTTCTTGACAACGAGAGAAAAGTCATTCTTTAAATCACGTGCTGAGGTTCTTGCATGAGCCTCGCACGATTAAAATCAATGAATATGTGCTGTATTATCTATAAGCCAAAAGGTGTTCAGATGCCAACTCTGGACACCTTAAATAAAGTTCAGAGAATCAATCATCATGGTTATGGCTTCGTTTCTTCAAAGCATAGATATAAGACGATGGACTATCAGAAGTTTTTAACTCATCTTTCAAAGGTTGAAATTGAAGAAGAATGCATCATTCACATGAGGTGGGCAACACATGGTTCTAAGTGTAGAAGGAACTGCCACCCGTTTGTCGAGAATGGCGTTTATTTTGCCCATAACGGCGTTTTGCCTATTCAGTCGGTAAATGATATGACAGACAGCGAAATCTTCTTCAGAGGGCAAGTTTATCCACTTGTAATGAAATATGGTTATGAATCAAAGGTAACAGAATCCATGATGATGGCTGCCGCTGGCAGTTCTAAGTTCGCCATGATGTATAAAGGCAAAGTAAAGCTGTATGGTGATTATACGAAATTGAACGGTGTGTATTATTCTAATTTGAGATGGTTATGAAAAGAGAAAAGTTAACGGTTAAAGCATCAGATGTAAGAAGCATAAAAATGAGCGTAAATCCGCCCAAAGTGGTAGTTGATGCAGGTTATAGAGTGATTCATGACGGTGAAATAAAATGCTGGGTAGGTATAGGCTGGTTGACCGAAGGCAGAGCGTCAAAGAGTGACTATTATAAGATACCAGAGGTTGTAAACGGATAATTTAAGATAGCTATGAGAAATGTAGATATTGACGTAATGCGAGAGATTTTAGAAGAGCATGGAATTTTAGTGAATGAAGATATTGCTAAATCCATAACAGAGGATTTTGTATGCCATTTAGAAGTATGTAGAGAAATGAATGTATCACAATTTAGAGGATGTAATACCGAATCTGATACAGAGAAAATCATGCGATTAGAAGCAGAACTGAAGAAGGTTAAAAGAGAGCTTTCAAAGGCATCTACAGAGAATGAAGTCTATAGAGATAATGTTATGAAAAGACATAACGCATCGTCTGTATGGATTGAAGATGGAGTGGTAAAATATAGTTATGGGGTATGAAAGAGAAAGAAATCCTGCAAGAAATAATCGGGTGGCTGGGTAATGATACAAGCTACTTGTCTACAAGAACAGACTATGCCAGAGGGTATAAATCCGGTATAGAATGTGCAAAAGAAATTGTTGAAAGCATCATCAATAAACACGGCCCTGATTTATTACCAAACAATTAGCAAATTGTTTCGTATGCGTTGAATTGTTATTCAAAATTGTCTTCATAATGGGGTATCTTTGTATAGATGCCATCGCGGGTTAGAGCAGTGGTCAGCTCGTCACTTTGACTTGGTGAAGGCCGGTGGTTCGAATCCATCACCCGCAACTAACATTTAAACTTTACACGATTATGAAAGTATTGACATTACAGATTAACAAAGAATGTTTTCAAGACATTCTAAATGGCAAACAAGATGTAGAACACAGGTATGTATATCCCTCTAATGTATCACGATATGTTTATTTTAGACATGATGGCAAAGAATACAAACGACAAGAGGATATACCCGACGATGATAAAGAGATTGAAGTAATACCAATCAAATATGATGCCTTATACTTAATCAATGGCAGACGAAAAGATGCACCACGTCTCACTGTGGAGGTGAAATCTGCCGAGTATGTTATTTTCGCTGATGAAGAAGGCAATGATCTTACAAAAATAGAAAACGGCGTAGAATACTTGATAAGTCAAGTATGGTATCATCTTGGCAAAGTAATAAGTACAGAGAACATTTAATCTAAATAGTCAAAAGCTGAGTCACAAGAGCAATTAACAGAGTTGCCGGGCCAAGACGAAATATGAATGGTGCCGGTTTAGGTGGAAGACTGGTAGCAAACCGTAGAAATACGGCAAGTGCTTCACAGTTAGGTAGTAGAGAACAAAGGCGATATGACTTAAATGTTGCCTTTAGTGGTGAAGGGGGTAAATGATGAACAAATATTTACTGTCTATGCAGATAATACAGAGTATCCGTGAAAAAACTGATACTGCTGTATTATATTATTCAGCCGGAGGTAAAGATAGTATAGCCTTATTGGACATGCTTGCTGGTATGTTTAATAAGGTTATATGCTATTATATGTACCTTATTCCCAACTTAGACCATGTCCAACCTTATATCAAATGGGCAGAAACAAAATACAATAACGTAGAAATTCGCCAAATAAAGCATTTTCAACGTGATTATTATGATGCCTGTGGATTCTTTCGTGAACCAAACATTTCAATCAAGCCAAGAAAAATTGGAGAAATAGAACAAGCTGTGAGAGAAGAAACAGGCATATCATACGCATTCAGCGGGATGAAAGGTGTAGATGGATACATGAAGCGGATGCGGTTAAAGAAATTCGCGAAGTCCAGTTATATAACAGACAAAGGTATGGTCTATCCTCTTGCATTATGGACGAACAAGGAAGTGCTTCAATATATTAGACTAAGAGGATTAATACAACCTTTTGTGTATGATCCAGGTGCTATAAGTCAAGGTTTTACCATTGATTTAAAAACAATGCTCATGATGCGAAACAAATATCCACATGATTTTAAACGTATTTTGGAAGAGTTCCCATACTCTGAAAAGCTAATTTTCGATTATGAATATAAACACAGAAAGTAGAGGTATTGAGTCAGAAAAAAATCGTTATCGGAATTAGAAAGTCAAAGAATGCGTATTCTGTATCGTGCAGCTCGTCAATATGGGCTAGGCACAAACAGACAGCATTCTGTACGTGATAGAGTCAATTTTGTTACAAGCAGATATAGAACAAATATGTTCAGATACTTTGGCTCAGACACGATTTCTCCTGCACAAGTAAAACAAGGAGTACCAAAAAGATTTTATGTAGGATTAAAAAACGCGCAAGGTAGTAAAGGATGATGACAAGAAATAAAATAACGCAACCGGAAAGTAGGGAGATACAACGAAGTATCATAAAATTTGCCAATTATAATCCTCGTAAAATTGCCCCAGAAGCTCGAAAGAACTTGAAAGCGAACTTAAAACGTATAGGATTATTGGGCGGTGTAGTTTGGAATGAAGTTACAGGTAATCTTGTATCAGGGCATCAGCGTATCTCGATTATGGATGAGGTGAATAAGTATAACTCTGACACGAAAGAAAATGACTATCTAATTCGTGTTGAAGTAGTTCACATGGATGAAAAAACCGAGAAAGAACAAAATATCTTTATGAATAACAGAAATGTTCAAGGAGAGTTTGATTCCGATATGTTGAAAGAACTACTTGATGGCATTGATTATAATTATGCTGGGCTAAATGATTTTGACCTAAATATGTTAGGTGTCGGTGATATTGATTTTGCTGTAAATGATGAAATTTGGAGTAAAGACAATATTCTAAACGATTCACTATACAGTATAGATGAAATAACCAAAGAAGGAGAAGAAAATAAAAACATTGATCGTTCCGGGGACTTTTATAGCGATTCAAAAGAAAATCAAATTGCACGCCACAATGAAGTACAAAAAATAAAAGACAGAATAGGACGTCAAAATAGTTTTGAGAAAGACAATGGTATGTTAAGTTATGTCGTTTTGTCTTTCAAAAGTCCTACAGAAAGAGCGAACTTCATGGAAATGTTCGGTTATGGATTTGATGAACGTTATATTGACGGAAAGGAGTTTATGGATAGGGTCGAATTTGGAATTGAGTAATCAAAGTAAACAGATACGCGCGCATGGGAAAGAAGCCAGACATATCGAAATTCAGAGAGGTCCTTCATAAAACAGGTGGAAATCTCTCTAAAGTTGCTGCTGTATTCAATGTAACCCGAAAAACCGTGTATGATTGGGCCAGAGCAGACAGCCAGTTCAAAGATGCTATCACCGACGAAAGAGGTTCTCTGGTAGATGAATGCCTTGTATCTGCACGTGTACTTGCGCTTGGTATCCCTGAGAAAGATGAAAATGGGAACTTTATCGGATGGCGTGAACGTCCAGATGGGTATATGATTCGCTATTTACTTTCCACATTAGGAAGAAAAGAAGGTTTTGGAGACCGAGAAGACGAAGACGCAGATATTCCAAAGGATATTAACCACGGAATTTCTATCGACTCATGGATTAAAGACAAACTGAAATGATTGTACCCCAAACGATATATCATCCGCTATATACCGATAGCGAGAAGTTTATCATTCTCATTACCGGTGGCCGTGGATCGGGGAAGTCTTTCAACGCTTCTACCTTCATTGAGCGTCTGACATTCGAAATGACTCCCACAGAGAAGATAGTCCACCAGATTCTTTATACCCGTTACACGATGGTATCTGCCGGGATGTCTATCATTCCGGAGATGATGGAAAAGATAGAACTGGATGGAACAACAAAGTATTTCAAGACCACCAAAACCGATATTGTAAACCGGATGACCGGCAGCCGTATCATGTTCCGGGGTATCAAAACATCTTCCGGGAATCAGACGGCCAAGCTGAAATCAATCCAGGGTATCACCACCTTTGTCTGTGATGAAGCTGAGGAATGGACCAGCGAAGAAGAGTTTGACAAGATCATGCTCTCTATCCGTAAGAAAGGAATCCAGAACCGGATTATCATCATTATGAATCCCTGTGACTCCAATCACTTCATCTACAAGAAGTATATCGAGAATACTCACCGGATGGTGGAGATTGACGGCGTTCAGGTGCAAATTTCCACTCATCCGAATGTTCTACATATTCATACGACTTATTTCGACAATATAGCAAACTTATCTCCTGAGTTTCTGAGAGAGGTTGAAGAAATGAAAGAGAAGAACCCGGAGAAATATGCTCATGTCGTTATCGGCCGATGGGCTGACGTGGCCGAAGGTGCCGTGTTCAAGAAATGGGGCATCGTGGATGAGTTCCCCATGTGGTGCAAGAAGGTGGCTATTGGACAGGACTTTGGTTATACCAATGACCCATCGGCTTCTATTCGATGTGGCATCGTAGACAATGCGCTTTATCTGGATGAAGTGGATTATAGAACTGGATTACTTTCTGGGGATATTATAAAGACGCTACGCCCGTGGAATTTGAGAGTGATTGCCGACAGTGCGGACCCGCGACTCATTCAGGAGATTCATAACGGAGGGATTAAAATATACGCGGTAGAGAAAGGACAAGGTTCTGTCAATGCCGGTATTGACAAGATGCAGGGAATGGAAATATTCATCACCAAGCGTTCTTATAACCTTCAACGGGAGTTCAGAAACTATGTATGGGCAAAGGATAAGGATGGAAACTACATCAACGAACCTGAAGACCATGATAATCATGGCATAGATGCTGCACGCTACTATGTGCTGGGAGAACTTCTCGGTAGAATTATGAAACCCAAAGACGTTTCAGGAATATTTGGACATTAAACTTTGAGATATGACTATAGAAGAAATTTTAGCTATGCCGGAAGTAGAGAGAAAAATCTACTATCTGAAAAAAGGACGAAAGACCGAGCAACCAAACGCTCACGCTCTTTACAACGACTGGAATCCGAACAAGCACGAGATAGTGATAGATGAAGAGAAATACCCGAAAATCAAAATCACTACCCAGCCTGAGAAACGGATTACAGACCCGACAACCAGGAAAGAATATGTTGAGCCGGCGGTCAGGAAAGAAGTTGACCCAAACAGGATTGCTCTTCCTATCGAGCAGGACATCGTGAACATTCAGACTGCCTTCACCGTTGGAACAGAACCGGTCCTTGATTGCCAGCCGGACCAGTCGGAAGAAAGCCTTCTTTCCACATTGAAGCAGGTGTTCAAGAAAAACAAGTTGAAATACCAGAACAAGAAAGTAGTCCGGGCATGGCTGGCCGAGCAGGAAGTGGCCGAATACTGGTATGTGGTGAAGGATGACGGCTTCTGGGCAAAGCTCAAACGAAAGATTTCAGGAATCTTCGGCAAATCAAAACCTGAATACCGTCTGAAGAGTGCCATCTGGTCTCCGTTCCGTGGCGACAAGCTCTATCCCTTCTTCAATGATCAGGGGGATTTGGTAGCCCTATCCCGTGAGTACAAGAAGAAAGACCTGAACGATGTAGAGATTACATGTTTCATGACCATTACCAAGGACATGGTTTATCAGTGGGAACTGACAAGCAACTGGACTGACAAAGGCTCATTTGCACATGGATTCAAGAAGATGCCGGTGATTTATATGTACCGTCCGGAAGCGTACTGTGAAAAGATAAAGAGCCTCCGTGTAAGACTGGAGAAGCTTCTCTCAAACTATGCAGACTGTATCGACTACCACTTCTTCCCTATCCTCATGCTTTTTGGTAACGTGGAGAATTTCTCAGGTGAGTTCAAGAACCGTGTTGTCGAGTTGACCGGCCAGGGAGCAAATGCCCAGTATCTTACCTGGTCACAGGTACCTGATACTGTCAAGTTCGAGGTAGAAACCTTGCTGAGCCAGATATATGGACTGACCAATACCCCCAGAATCTCTTTTGACTCCCTGAAAGGTACAGGTAACGCCGTTTCCGGTGTGACTTTCGACTATGTGTTTATGTCCACCCACCTGAATGTGGAGAACCTGAACGAAACTGTCGGCGAGTTCATGCAACGGCGTGTAAATTTTCTCGTTTCCGCTTTAGGCTCCGTGAACACGACTCTTGAAGCAGCTTCCGAGACTATTGACGTGGACGTGCAGATGCAGCCCTACAGACTGGAGGACATCAAGGACAAGATAGATACTGCTATCAAAGCTAAGGATGGAGAAATCTGGTCGCAGAACCGTGCTATCACTTTTGTTGGGAACGTGGATTCCGCCATAGATGAGATTGAAGCCATTAAGGAAGAGCAGGCTGAAAAGCAAAAGAACGACATTGAGAAGCAGAAACAGCTTTCCTCTCTCAGAAGTTCCAGTAGTAAATCTGAAAAATAGAACAATTAAGTCAGAAAAGTTACGGGGTTTATACAAAATAAACTGGCAAAAATCTAAGGAATAGATTAATTTTAATAGCGGTATCTTATGGTATCGCTATTTTTTTATTGATATATTTGTAGGTAATAAAATAATTACCTATATTTGTGAAGTAATAAAAAAATGAGTTATGCCTACAATATTTATTTTATTTGGTTTTAGATTTATGTTTTATGCAAATGACCATGAACCTATTCATGTTCATGTAATCAAAGGAAATGTAAGTGCAAAATTTACATTATTCCCTGTAGCATTGGTAAAGAATAATGGTTTGAAATCGTCTGAAATAAAACTTGTAGAATCTGTAATAGAAGAAAACCAAGAAATAATAGCAGAACATTGGAATAAATTTTTTAACAAAGCTAAATAATAAAGTTATGGGAAACATTGTAGTAGAAAAAGTTTGGCTGACTGATACAGCAGTGTGGATACGCACGACTGATGGCAAGGAGGCTTGCGAGCAATTAGCAGAGTTTCCAAGACTGAAATTTGCCACACCGGAACAACGGAACAATTTCACATTAAGTGATGATGGTATCCATTGGGAAGAGATAGATGAGGATTTGAGTTTTGAAGGATTCTTTATGGAAAAACCTTCCAATCCCTTATATGATGTATTTATAGCACATCCAGAGTTAAATGCTTCCGCTATTGCCCGCAGATTGGGTATATCACAGAGTTTATTTGCTCAGTATATCAGTGGAACAAAAAAGCCTTCTAAGGAACGACTGGAAGATATTTTTGAAACAATACGTTCTGTTGGACGTGAATTGTGCTCTATTTCGGTAGCATAAAAGTAAAATAATAACCTTTCCAGCGTGATTACTTCGGTAGTCACGCTTTCTTTTTGCCTAAAAACGAACATTCTCTTAATTGTTTCGTATCGTTATCCTTAAAATTTCTCCTTCCCTTTCTCTATCAGTAAATTTACCGTATGAAATTATTAATCAAACTCATACGGTATGACAATATTTGAACAAATCTTGGCAGGACTACAACAGAAATTTGCTGGGGTGGACACTGCCACACTTACCCGTATTGCCACAAAGAAGGCAGAGGGTGTAACGGACGAGACGCAGATAAACTCCATTGTTGAGGGTATCTCATTTCAGGACGTGTTGACTTCATACGGCGATTTCCGTGCCGGGGATGCTCGAATCACAGCAGTTGCTAACTATGAGAAGAAGCATAACCTTAAAGACGGTAAGCCAATCGAGGAACCGGATGAAAAGAAAGACGAAAAGAAGGATGAGAAAAAGGACGAAGTACCTTCATGGGCACAGGCTTTGATTGATTCTAACAAGAGTCTTTCTGAAAAACTTTCCGCTTACGAAGCGGAGAAAGCGCAGGCGCAACGCAACTCTCAGATTTCAGAAGTGGCTAAGAAGTACGGTATTCCCGAATTTATGCTGAAAGACCGCAACATTCCTGAGAACACGGACTTGGACACTTATTTCAAGGACATGAAGCAGGATATGTCAAACAGCGGCTTCCAGTTCGCTAAGGCTCCTGAAACTGCCCAGCAAAAGCAGGATAAGGAAGCGAGCGAGTTCGCCAAACTGATTGAGGCGGACACAAAATCTATTGTCGAACAACAAAACAAGTAATTTATGGCAGCAGGATTTAAGTATAACATTAATCCAGAACCGTCTGTAGAGGAACGCTATGATGTGTCTACTGGCGTAAGACGTAGAGGTCCTTACAAGCTGGACACGACCAATCTTGTGGCAGGTACATATCTTTCATCGTTTACACCTATAGCCGCCGACCTGGTAAAGAAAACTGCACAGGTGGCTATTCGTGTAGAAGTGTATGAAAAGTTTACAACCGGTTCCAACACAACTCTGAAAATCAAAAAGAACTCACTTGCTTATGTGGGTATGCATATTGGTGATGGTTCTCATGGTGCAACAATCAATGCTATTGACAAGTCTGATAAGGCTTTTGATAAATTGACATTAGCGGCTGACTTTGGTGCTACAGTGAATGCAGGAACAGTTCTCTTTGAAGCAACAGCAGTAAACGGTGATACTCCAAAGGTGGTTGCTAACTCAGCTTTGTATGAGAGGGTACAGGTTGAGGATGGTATTGTCTTGGTTGCACTTTTGATGCGTGCGTTCGAAATTGAACCTACTAAGTTGGCTATGCCTTTCCATGCAAAGGATAAAGAAAAATTACCACATTTCCAGTTTAACGAATAAAGAAAGGAGGACTAATATATGATGTTAACTATTCATACACTGTTCAATGACCCTAACATCGTTAGTGCCGTTATTCAGCGTGTCCTTCAAACTCGTAAGGACACTATCTACTGGCAGCAGTATCTTGACTTCCGCAGAACAACTACCCGTGTATTCAAAGACTACATCGGTATAGTAAGCGGAGTGATCGCCGGTTCCATTAATTCCCGTTACGGTGAGAAACCTATCCGTGAACGTAGAAACATTGGTTCAGGATATGGTGAAATTGCATATCTTGGTGATGCTTATCAGATTTCCATTGACCGTTTGTCTGATTTACAGGACTTGATTGACAAGTTCAACGCAGCAAAACCAGCTGACCAGGTAGCAGCCATGCAGGAAATCGTGAACTTTATCTATGACGACTACCGTCAGGTGCTTTTGGCGGCTCACAAACGTATGGATATTATCGTAGGTTCTCTGTTGATGACAGGAGAAGCTACAGTCAAAAACAAGGATGACAATGCTGGTGGTGTAGAGTTGTTGAACATTGAACTTCCGTTTAAGTTTATTAAACCTGAGAGCGGTGCAAAGACCAACTTCATTACTTATTTGCAGCAGCAGATTAATGCACTGAAAGCAGACTATGGAAACTTCCAGAAGATGATTATGTCACGAGGAACTTTCGTTAAGAACATCATCGGATCTGCTGAGTTTGGTGATAAGTTCAAGATGCAGCTTACAGCAAATGAGATGTATCTTTCAACTGGTCTGATTACATCGCAATTGGCTTCCCAGGTGTTTACTGGTATTGGACTTCCAGCCATAGAGATTAAGGAAGACTACGTGAAAGACCAAACCGGTAAGAATGTGCAGATTTACGCAGATGACCGTATCACACTTCTTCCACAGGATAAGATAGGTTATATGCGTTTCCACACTCCATACGAGGCTGTGGATGGTGTACCTGGACGTAACTACACTCAGGCAGACGGTGACATGCTTATTTCTGGTTACAAGGATAAGAACGGACGTTATCTTGAATACACTGCAGAGTGGATTCCACAGATTACAAATCCGAACTTGATTGTTAACTTCGATTTGTCAACAATGAACGCATGACAGTAAACGACTACATATCACAGAAGTTCCAGACCTTCGGCGTTAATTTGTCGGAGGCTGACCTTTTGGAGATAAGTCTGTCTTCAGGAATAAGCGGAGAGGATGAGATAGGCCCGTCAAACATCGGATTGATTTCGGTGGCTATGGCGGAGTTTATCCCCTCTCTATTGCTACGTGCCACTTCCATCAGCGAGAACGGTTTCTCTATGTCCTGGGACATCAAGGGAGTAAAGGAATACTACTCGTTTTTGTGCAAGAGGTACGGCCTTGAAGATACGTTAAGCGATAAACCTAAAGTCAGATTCTTATGATATTCGCGCCCCATACATTACAGGTTAAAGTCACCATTCCGATGGAAACAGACGAGTTTGGCCGACCTATCCCCGGAACCGGCGGAGAAAGCTGGCAGGACGTATGTAAGTGCCGGTGTGACGACAACTCTACCAAAGAGTTTACTTCGGAGAACGGTGAGGTGTTCCGACCGAATTATCACGTAGTCTGTGAGAAGAAAATCTCACTGAGTGCTGGTGATGAAGTCAGATGTATGGACGGTGAGAATGTCCGTGGAACTGGCAAAGTTTACATGGTGAAGAATACAAACTATTTTGGTTACTCAGAGATATGGATGTAAAGTTTGATTTTTCGGACGTGGACAGCTTTTTCGACCAAGGTTATGCCGAGGTGAAAGCTGTAGAAGAGAGGGTCGGAAAGGAAGCTGTCGATTATGCTATAAAGAACGGTAGTTATCAGAACCGGACCGGAACGCTCCGTAAGTCAAACAAGTATTCAGTTGAGGATGATGGACTGGTGATAAGAAACGATGCTGAGTATGCCTCACACGTGGAATCCAAAGGTTACGAAGTTTCAACTGGTGCAGCCTTATTTGCTGAGAGACGATTAAAGGAGGAAATCAAATGAAACGAATATTCAAGCATGAACTGATGGTCGCAGACCACTCAAAATTATGTCTGCCTATCGGAGCAAGAATATTATCTATTCAAGCACAACGGAATGCAATTTGCTTGTGGGCAGTAGTAGATGAATGTCAAAAAGAATTGTGTTTAGTGGATATTTTTATGTATGCAACAGGACAAAATATATCTGATAAAGATTTGTCAGACAAAAGATTTGCAGGTACTGTTCAACTTGGAGAACTGGTTTTTCATGTATTCCTTCAGTATGATAATAATATTCAATATCTTATTGTATGATAGTAACTACTGACATAGCGAACATTCTCTACCGTGACTGCAAGTCTTTCGGGATTGATATCGTTCCCCATGGCAAGAAGCTGACAGGGGCGATAAAGTCCGAAAGGATTGTCATTCACGCCAAGAAGCAACAGCCGGGCACATACTGGAAGAAATCTTTCGTCGAGGTGAACATTTGTGTTCCCGATTTGAAGGAAGGCGAAGCCAATACCATCCGGCTGAACGAACTGGAGAAGCAGGCGCAAAGTCTGTTTGACGGCGTAACCGGACGCTATGACGGAACAACCTATCATTATTCCATCGAGTCAATCGGAACTGAGGAGGACACATCCTTAAAGTGTCACTATGTGAATGTAAGAATTTTGTTTGAAGTTTTAAATGTGAAATAATATGGCAGAATCAAAGAAAATCACCGCCGTGAATATCAAGAAACTTTGGTATGGCGAGACAAATGCTATCACAGCAGATTTGACTGGGCAGGCTTTATATACTCTTTTACAAGGTGAAACCTTAAAAGAGGTTAAGAATATCCATCAGGATACATGGACACTTGAAGAAGCGGAAGCAAGCCGCACTAACTACAAGAACCAGCTTACCGGTCAGACTTATCGTAGTGATAAGGAAATGGGCGATGTAACCGTGAACTTCACCATTGGTGAGTACGACTATCCGACCAAGAAAGACCTCATGGGTGGTGATGTAATTAACACTGATAAGGGTTGGAAACGAGCAAGAGGCAAGGTAAACATTGAGAAGTTACTTGTCGCTTTGACTGACGATGACCAGTATTGTGTGATTCCCCGTGCTGACATCGGTGCACGTGAAGCCACAACAGACAAGGCTGTCGGTATTCCTGTAAGTGCGGTGGAACTGGAACCACAAAATGCAGAAGTTGCACCGGAATACTGGTTTGACTCATCTGAAGTAAAAGCAGGTGCTTAATGCCTATCCAATAGGTAGAGATTGAATTCCATAACAGGGGTGGGCTTTATGGCTTCACCCCTTAATTTTTATCTTTTATCAGAATGAATCAAGGAGCAAAAATAGTAACTGAATCCATTATCGGAAGTGATTTCAGAACGGTGTTTGTCGCTGGGAAAGCCTACACGGTCTACCCTCCTACTATCCACAAGCTGGCCGGGGCAATCTCCCATTTGTCAGGCGTACAAGAAGCAGACAATTTGAAAGAAGTGCTTCTCTCCCTTGGAGAAAGCGAGGCTTACAGCAAGGCTCTCTCCTGGCTGATAGCTGGTGACGAAAACTTGAGTGAAGAACTGGCAAAAGGAACATACGAAGAAAACGTAAATGCTTTAGATGAAGCACTCTCTATGATTGACTCAAAGGTTTTTCTCAAAGCTGTCAGCTTGGCGAGGAACGTAAGTCTGCTGGCAGCGAAACCGAGGTCGTAGGAAATGATACTCTCTTGGGACAGATTGCATCGTTCATGGAAAATCTGCATCTGTCATACCGGGAAGTGGTCTATGAGATACCATACAGGAATTTAGTATTAATGCAGCGTGACAAGCTCCATACAGTTACCGGTACCAAGGTTACAAAGGTGAAGGGTAAGGACATGGCTTCGCGCAGAAGAAGAAACAAGAAATAGATATGGCTACACTCATAATAAAAAATATACCTATTAGAATTGCATTATTCTGTAAAAATAATATTTTTGCGTTATCAAATATTATTTTTACACAAATGAGAAAATGCAAGTGGGTAATATATACAGTTATTATAGGACTAATTCCCATATTCTTAAGGATAATTATGTGCCTGTTTTCACTTAATAAAGATTGGGAACAATTGATAAGTCCTGTGGATGTCGCGTTCTTTGGACTTACTTTAAATTTGACAAATTTAAACGAGTTAAATGGAGAAACAGAACTGACTCCAAAAGAAAAATCAACATTTATTGGTTATTCTGTTATCTTCATTGTTATACTGTCAGCGATTGTTGGTGTATTATACTTTGCGGAACAAACAAAAGGATACATTGTTGATAAAACCGTTGTATTTGTTTGTTCGATTTTATTATGCATAGTTTCTTACTTGTTTAGTAATGCTATTATGAACAAATTAAATTCTTTAGACAATGGGAACAATTGATATTATATTATTAGCATTGACTATTATTGTTTGCCTGTCTGGAGGATATGTAGCAATTAAGTCAATTATGGAAAGCCGAAATAAGAGTATAAAACAATTTAATAAAAATAGAGAAGATCGAAGAAAGGAATTTGAAAATGGATAATATTAAGTCATTTATTTATTTGGATGAATATAAAATGTACTCTATATCTTCCCAACTTTTTGAAGGATTAACAGAATATATATTAAGTGGTGAAAAAGAATCCATCACAGAATCTGAACAACAAAAAGGTAGCTTGGGTAGTGGTAGAGTTATGGGAGATATTCTCGTCAAAGAAAAGGATTCTTCTGAAAAACGTTTTTTACATGATTATGCTTTTGAATTATTAGAAAAAGAATTAGAAGCAAGAGGAAAGTTATATACTCCATGTAATACTGACACAATTGAAGATATTATTGATAAAAGCTTTATAAGAATTAAAGGAAAAATATTTTTCAATGACTACAAGGCTTCAACAGATACTTTGCTAAATTTTAATACATTAGGTGAGGGACTTGGTTATATCCAATATTTTGACAATTCAGGAAAAGTAAAGGATGAATTAAAAGAACTAACAAATAAGGCTAAAGATAGAGAGCAAAGGAACAAAGTTGGGCTTCTAAAAAAAGAAATCGATAAAAGGTTTGAAGAATATTTAAAAGGTAATGGTTTAAGATTAGATGAGAAGTGGCTCGATCATTTAAAAAATATCGTGTTATACGGCTATAAAAACAATCTTGAAATCTTACTCCCTGCTCCTAACAATATTTTATTTTCATCTGTACTAAATAGAGATTTTTTAAAAGAAAATATAGATTCATTGATATACAAGTATTCTAGAAAGAGCGAAGTTGAATTTACAATTATTGGTACTATTACACAAATAGGTAATAGTAGAGCAAATTTGGATGATGTTCATGGAGAGGGGAATGCGTTTAAATCAGCTAATCGAAATATCCTCAACATATTAGCAAAGTTGGAAGATTCCTTTACCAGTAGATTAGAAAATGAATGTATAATTGACCCAATAGCTATATATCGGGAGTTGTGATTTTCCTTATTAATAAAGCCGGATAATTTCCGGCTTTATTTTGATTCCATTTCCATTATTGTACTTTTTATAGCATTTACGTGTTCTAAATGGCAGGCTCTTGATATTAGATGGATATAAATATGCCTATCTGCTTTAATTTCAATAGGCGTATTTATTATGTTGATAATACTATTTGATGATATATACTTATCAAACATTCTTGAGAATAGGAGACTTCTGAACTTTTGAGGCGTCAAAGCCTTATCCCTTCTTGGAATATCATGCATATCATCACAATAAAAATACAATATAAGGTTATTGTTATCATTAAGAACTTTGCCTATGATATCTGATATTTTAAGCAATATTCCAATATCGGTTGGATTCTCCCCTTTAACCCTCTCTAAGGTAACATCTGCTATTTCTATATCCCGAATTGATTTACGCACTTCACACGGAATTATATCTTGGTTGAAAGGAGACAATATAATTCGATATTCATCATTCGATTTTGAACTAATAGAAATGGAAATTTCCTCCATCTAAAAAAATTATGCTTTTATTTCGATATTAAATGCTTTTTGATTGCGCAATTTTTCTTGCTGAGATAATTTCCTGTCTCTCAGTTGATTTATAAAGTTTAATAAGCCCTTAGAAGGTTTCTCTATTATCAATGTCTCTTGTGTATAAGTAGAAGTTTTCATATCCAGTAATGTAACTTTGTTACGAAATGATGTTGCAAATATAACAATAAACATCAAACAATAGCATTATTATGAGTAGCAACATTATGATTTTAACTATTATTACTAATAATATTATCATCAATAGCAATATTAGTTCTAATAAGATGTACTTTATGGTTTATAAAGTTTAATGAAGAAGACAGTAATAGAGAAAGTGTTTTTATTCTTTATCTCATTATAAAAAATAAATTAACCCCGAACCTCAAGGAACGGGGATGGAACGGTTATTTATAGTATATAATTTTATAATCATTCAGTTCAGATAAACTATTAGAATCATATACAACTAACTTCCCTTTTATTAAAAGTATTACTTCATTATCCATCAATTTGGGAACTAAACTTTGTGCCATATTTTTCTCCTCTTCTGAAACATCTTTTCCCCATGTTCCTTTTAAAAGGTTAATGGCATTTTCATTAGGAATTTTATTGTGTTTAGCTATTGTTTTCTGCTGGATTTCTTTTTCAATAATGCTCCTTATCCTGCTAATGTCGTTTGTCATTCCCCATATTTTGAAGAATAGGATAATTTGTAAGATGCCGAATACCAGCATAACAATAGAAAGAAATTCCATCATAGTCTTTCGTTTTTAATGATTATACATTCGGATTCAATTTTATCTCCTTTCCGCAATGAGGGCAATGTATAACCCCCTCTTTAGGTTTTTCAAAGAGTTCTGTTACTGGCACGCCTAAAGCAGCGGCGATTTGTTCTAATCTCTTTAATGGTGGGTTTCCATTATCTCCCATGGCGATACTTAACCCAGTTTCAGTCATACCGATTTTTGAAGCCAGTTCTTTTGCGGTAATTCCTTTTTCTCGCAACAATTCTTTAATTCTCATTTAAATTTGATTTTATAGTACAAAAATATCTATTACTTAAATAATAGGCAAATAATTTAAATGTCAATTTTATATTTAACTTTTATTGTCTATAAAGACTTGTGATATAATTTAAATATCAGTTATATTTGCGGTGTAAAATTTAAACAGCATTTAAAGAACTGATAAATATAAGAACTATGGCAACAGAAAAGAGAAACCTATTAAAAGAGATTATGAGCCTTGCTTGGTCATTTGCACGCAAGAACGGTTATTCAATGAGTGAAGCTTTGAAATGTGCGTGGACTAATATCAAACTTCGTGCATTGCTTCATAAAAAAGTGGTTGAGTTCTATTTCAAAAAAACAGACGGCACGCTGCGTCAGGCTTTCGGTACTTTAATGAGTGGTAGAATACCAGAAACAAAGGGTACAAAGAAAACAGCAGATAACTGCCAAGTGTACTTCGATTGTGAAAAAGAAGAATGGCGTTGTTTCAAAAAATGCAACCTTATGAAGATAGCTTAGTATTAACATTAAAACAATATAGATATGGATTTTTCAGAACTTAGTAAAAAAATGGGTGGTCTTACTGCAGAGCAAATTTTTGAGTTAGCCACACTTGGTAAAGGTATTTTAAACATGTATGGCAGTGTAGACTTGGCTTCTAACCTAACTAACCTTGTAAGCCATATAATTACAGTTGATGATTTTGATATCGAAGAAAATAAGTATGCGATTGATGCTGTTTTACGTATATCAAAAATGCTGTCAGATTTAAACGCAAAATGTTGGGGTGAGCGAAAAACAATGCTCGGACTTACTGGCGTACATATGGATAATGCAATCTATGGATTAGGTAATGCAGAAAAGATAGAAGATATAAATCTAGTCAGAAAAGCATCATAAAAACTCTCACACACGATTATGATTCTTAGAATAAGACCGCCACCTTATTGTCAATAGCGAGAATTTAATAATATCATTAACTTAAAAGTTTCATTATGAGCAAGAGATTTAAACTAGCAGTATTGCCTAAAGAAAAGCAACTGGATAATGTCAAGTATGCTTTGAGAATTGAAAATCCATCTGCACTAGGTAATGTATATGGATTAACAGAAGAAGAACTAAAAGAACTTCAAAGTCTTATTAATGAGTCATTGAAACAGTAAAAATGGATATAACGGTTATCAGACCACCACCGATAATTTACCTGCACACAATTATTTTGAAACAATCAGCCAAATGTTTGTTCTAAACACGGTAATCTTTAGGACAAATATTTGGCGGTTGGTAACTTTGCTTTAGAACAAAATGCGCTTCGTGGCTGTAGCGTTACAAAGATATTCAAGGCATTTCTTTCAAGGGGTAAACAGCCACTTTAGACCTCTTATAAGATTTGCCTTTTTATATGTCAGGCGTGATAGGTCAAGGCAAGCCATTCAGGTGTGCATGGGTTCAAATCCCAGCTTGCTACAAATTCAGTCAAAATAAAATCCCCAAAGGCGGAAGTGACTGAGCTGCCAATGGGGATATGTCAAATTTCAAATTTGGACAAAAATATGAATAAAATCCAGATTTTCCAAAATGAGCAATTTGGAAAGGTGAGAATTACTATGAATGAGAATGATGAACCGTTATTTTGCTTGGCAGATGTAGCAAAAGCACTTGGCTATTCAAACCCTGCAAAAGCGGTTATAGACCATTGCAAGGGGGTTACTGTTTTGGAAACCCCTACTCAGAGTGGTATACAACCTATAAAATATGGCAAAGAGAGCGAAGTTTATAGATTAACAATGAAATCAAAACTGCCCAATGCAGAAAAATTTCAAGATTGGGTTTGTGATGAAGTTCTACCCTCAATTCGCAAGCATGGTGCATACATGACACAAGAAACGCTTGAAAAGGCTTTGACCTCACCTGATTTCTTAATTCGGCTTGCAACCAACCTGAAAGAAGAAAAGCAGAAACGAATTGAAGCCGAACAAAAGGCAGAACTTGCAGAACAAACAATAAAGTCCAATGCACCTAAAGTCCTATTTGCTGATGCAGTTTCAACTTCTCAACGTTCATGCTTGGTAGCCGAGCTTGCAAAGATATTGCAACAGAATGGCGTGAATATAGGTCAGAACCGTTTGTTCACTTGGATGCGTGAAAATGGCTACTTATGCTCAAAAGGGCAATATTACAACCAGCCCACACAAAAGTCTATGGATTTAGGACTGTTTGAACTGAAGCAGACGACAATAAACAAGCCAGATGGTTCAATACTTGTTTCTACAACCACAAAAGTAACAGGTAAAGGTCAAGTTTACTTTGTGAATAAGTTTTTGGGTAAAGATGCAGCTTGATTATGAGAGAAGCATTTAAAATAACGGCAGGTTTGCGATTTGGCAGACTTGTCGTTCTAAAACAGGTAGAACGAAAATCTGATGATAAAGACAAGCATTTCAAGTGGCTTTGCCAATGCGATTGCGGCAAAACTTGTGTTGTTCGTTCAAGTAATTTGAGAAATGGGATAACAAAGAGTTGTGGGTGTTCAAAGTTTGATATAAAAGATATTACAGGTCAAAGGTTTGGAAGATTGATAGCTTTAAAACACGTTGGATTCGCAAGTAATCATGTTGCATTATGGAAATGTAAATGCGATTGCGGTAAGATGATAGTCGCCAGAGAATGCAATTTACATAGTGGCATAACTAAAAGTTGTGGCTGCTTAAATGTGGAAAGAACAAAAGAAACTAATATAAAACACGGTAAAACACATACAAGGCTGTATAATATATGGTCTAAGATGAAAGAACGCTGTTGCAATCCTACAAGAAAAGCATATAAAAATTATGGTAAAAAAGGTGTTAGTGTTTGTGATGAATGGCTAAACGATTTTCAGAAGTTTTGCGATTGGGCAATAGTAAACGGTTATAAAGAAAATCTTACAATAGACAGAATAAATTCAGATGGCAATTATGAGCCTAAGAATTGCAGATGGGTAACTTTAAGTGAAAATGTAAGGCAGAAATATAAATCTGACTTTATAACTGTTGGCAATAAATCTTTAACTATACATGATTGGTCGCAACGGTTAAATCTATCTCAAGATACTTTGCGAAACAGATATAAAGAATTTGGCAAAAAATGGGTTGAAGAAGCGATAAAAACTGTATTAGAAACAGGTGATAATAGCCATATCTATAAGCGGAAAGAATATGCTAATGGTAGAATAAAACATCGAAAAAACATAAATACGCAACAATAGTTTATTTGTTCGGTATTCATTCCTCTAAAATCTGAATGTTAATGAAATGAATAGTAATTTCAAACCATTAATATTCAGATTTTTATATATGCGATTTAAGGGTGATATTTCAGGATTGGACGAACTTCAGGAACGGATTGACGATGCGTACTTCTCTGTTCTTTCAGAAGTTGGCAGGAATGCGACACGGAACGCAAAGAATCAAAAGACATTTCAAAACAGGACAGGGAACCTTGCCAATGCAAACGGTGGGTGCGTTGTCCGCAATGGTCAGATTGTGGATATGTGGGTGGAAACGGACGGCTCCCATCCCGATGCAGTGAAGAAAACAGAGAATTTGCTTATCTATTCTGAAAAGCCCAAAGACGGACTTTATTTGGCCAATGGAATGGAATATGCGAGCTATGTGGAAAGTAAAGGGTTTGAAGTGATACTAACAAATGGGGTCTTATTTGCGGAACGAAATATTAATAAGAAACTTAATATAAAATGATATGGCAGGTATATTTTCAGATGTAAGTACTGATATTCAGAAGTTAAGACAACTGAAAGCGGAAATCGAGAATGTAAAAAAGGCATTGAAGGGCATAGATGTCAATGTGAAAATTGATATTGCAAAAGGAATGGAAGCCCAACTACAGTCGTTGATGAAAAAATATGATGCTTTGGTTAAGAAGGTTAGTGAAGCGGAAGGAAAAATTATGAGTTCAACCAAACGCATCAATGATGCCTCAGAAAAGATAATCAAGGCGCAAGAACAACTGTCAAAGGCAGCTGGAATGAATACAAAGCCTGATAATGGAAATGCTGACGTTTCATTAAATAATGTAGGCACAGCAAATGTACAGGCACAGGCCAAGGCTTATGATGAATTGGCGAAAGAAATAGATTCCGTAATGGGAACACGTTCTCAAAACATTAAGCGGATGATAGATGAACAGAATGCTATCCGTTTGATTAACGAGGAAATAAAGAAACTCACCAAATTTCAGACAGGTAATTCGACGCTTACAAACACACAGCAAAAACGATTAGAACAACTCAACAACTCGTTACTGACACACAAAGCGGCTTTGTCTGATGTACGGCAGACATTAATGAATAATGTCAAATTAGATAATTCCGCAACAACTTCAATGAACGGGATTTCTCAGTCGTTATCACGTATGAGGATAGCTTATCGTGAATTGACAGAGGAAGAACGTAATTCACCATTTGGAAAAGAATTGCTTGCATCTATTCAGCAGGCAGATGCGAAAATTAAGGAACTAGATGCTACAATAGGGAATCACCAAAGGAATGTTGGGAATTACGCTAAAGGATATAACGGCTTGAATATGTCCGTCCAGCAGATTGTGAGAGAATTGCCATCCGCTGCGATGGGATTAAATATGTTTTTCTTGGCTATTTCAAATAACCTGCCTATTCTGACAGATGAAATTAAGCGTGCAAAGGCAGCCAATGAAGAATTAAAAGTCTCCGGACAAAAAGGTATTCCTGTTTGGAAACAAGTTGTGTCATCATTATTTAGCTGGCAATCTGCACTAATGGTAGGTATTACTTTGCTTACGGTTCACGGAGATAAGGTTTGGGAATGGGCTAAGAGGATTATAGTTGGAGAGTCAGCCGCGGAAAAAATGAAAAAAACGTTGATAGAGTTGAATGAGATAGAGAAAAATGCTTATGCGACTCAAATCAAAACGAGAATGGAGCTTAATGGAATTATTTCTTCAATAGAAAAATTCAATGGCACAAAAGAACAGGAGAAACAAAAAATAGATGAATTAAATTCAAAATATGGCTCAATATTTGGCGCTTATAACAATTTGGCGCAATGGTATGATGTTTTGATTAATAAAGGAGACGCTTATATTAATTCTTTATTTGCTCAAGCCAAAGCCCAGTCTTACATACAAAAAGCAATGGAAGCAGAACAAAAAATTAGAGATATAAAAGCTAATGGAATTGAATCATATAGACCAACTTGGGGAGCTGGTGGAAAAGTCTATCAATTCTTTGGCGGAGGTAAAAAGAATCAATATGGAAGTGATCCTGCAGAGCTTGCGTATAATGCTGCATTAGCACAAGCGGAGAATGAGAAAAGTAATGCATTAAAAAATGCAGAAGAAGCACAAAGCACGTATTTAAATGAAATAAAAAAAGGAGGAATTTTTGATTACAGAACAATTATCAACAAAGATGCCGAGCGACAAAAGAAGGAGCAGCAACAGCTTGCAGAAGAACTCCTTCAGCTTCGCAGGAGCAATCAGCAGGAAGAAATCAACCTGATGGAAGAAGGTTCTGAAAAGAAACGCAGACAGATTGAGCTGGATTACCAGCGAGAAATCGACGAAATTAGGAAACAGCGCAAAAAATGGGAAGATGCACAAGAAGGAAAACTTACGTCTGAGCAGCGGGAAGTATTAGGAAGTCGTGCGTCTAATGCCATGACGTCGCGTGAAAAAGGTCTGGCCGAAATTACAGAAACTGAAAATCAAGCTGCAATCGAGGCCAACGAACGTTACCTGAAAAGCTATGGTACATTTATGCAGAAACGTGATGCAATCATAGCCGAGTACACCCGTAAAATCTCAGAGGCCACTACTCAGGGAGACAAGGACATACTCCAAAAAGAAATGGATAAGGCACTCTCCTCCCTTGATCTTGAGAAGCTGAAACAGGGAATCAACTGGGAACTTATCTTCGGTGACTTGGACAAGGTATCCAAAAAGTCCCTGAACAAGGTAAAGCAGCAGCTTAGGGACTTCAAGAACTCCGAAGAATACAAGAATATGGCTGTTGACCAGAAGAAGGTCATTGACGAGGCTTTAAGCAACATCCAGTCAACCCTTATCGACAAAGGAGGATTGCTGGCCGACCTACCCGAACAGTTAAGCGAATTGGCCAAGGCACAGGAAGAACTGTCACAAGCTCAGGAGGAATACAACGAAGCCATGAGAAGCGGAACAGATGAACAGAAGGAAGCGGCCACGAAGAAACTGAATGATGCCCAGAAAAGACAGCAGAACGCTCAGGTCAATGTACAAAAGTCGACAGATAAAACGACAAGCAACCTTGTCACATTGTCGAACGTCATTACCCAGCTTGGTTCAAACTCTGAAATTTCCCTCTCTCAGGTCGGTGATTTGGCCGGAAATATAGTAGACATATTTGCAGAAGAGAGCGAGAAACTTGGAGGTATAATTGGAGCTGCATTTTCTCTTTTAGATGCCATCGGGACACAGGGGTTGGATGGTTTCATAGGTAACATATTCAGTAGTGTCTTTAAGTCTGTAGGTGGAATATGGGATACCCTGACTTTCGGAGGATTCAGCAAACTCTTCGGTATTGGAGGAAACGAAAAAGAGGTGCAGGATACAATCAACAGACTCACGGACAGAAACGAAAAGTTGCAGTCTGCCATCGAATCCCTTACAGAAGAAATGAAATCCAGCAAGGGAAGCGAGAAATCCGTAGCAGAGTACAATAAAGCCATCAAGTATCAGGAGGAATACAACAAGAATGTCCTTTCAAAAGCGCAGGCCAATGCTGGCTATCACAGTAAACATCATAGCTGGGCCTATTACATGGGCTGGTCGGAAAGTGACATACAATGGATTCGGGAAAATGTCATGGCAGAGTTCACAGGTACAGATTCCTTGTGGCAGATGTCTCCGGAGCAGATGGATTTATTACGTCAGAATGTGGATTTGTGGCAGAAAATGGCCGATTCAGGGAAAGGAGGCTATGGGAATGGTGTCGTTGAAGCACTAGGTGAATATGCAGATCTGGCCGGAAACCTCGAAGAACTGAAAGAAGGGCTTTTCGAACAGCTTACCGGAATAAGTTTTGATTCCATGTATGACAGTTTCATAGATACTCTCATGGATATGGATGCCTCGGCGGAAGATTTTGCGGATAACCTATCCGAATACTTTATGCGTGCCATGCTTTCAGATAAAATCGGTAACATGTACAGCCAGAAGCTGGAAGACTGGTGGAACAGATTCGGTGAAAGTATGAAGGACGGAAACCTGAGTGAGAGTGAACGTAATTCACTCCAAAACGAATATATGGGGTACGTGAATGAAGCATTGAAACTACGGGATGAACTTGCCGCAGCTACCGGATACGACAAGGCTGGCAGCAGTTCCCAGCAGTCGGCCTCCAGCCGCGGATTCGGTACGGAAATGACGCACGAGGATGCCGGAGAACTGAGCGGTCGGTTCACTGCCGTGTATGAGTCCAATCTTCGTATTGAGACGGCAGAACAGCAGCAAACGATAGCTATTACCGAACTGCGAGGCTCCATCAGTGCCTTGACATCACAAGTGACCGGCCTATACAACATCGCCGACGAGACACGTACTATCCTGGCCAATTCCTATTTGGAGTTACAGCAAATCAGAGAGAACACAGGCGAAATTGTCAAACCTATCAAACAGATGCAGGCCGACATTGCCGAAGTGAAACGTAATACAGCAAGATTATGACAGGAGATTTATTTATTAACGGGAAGGATGCCTGGAGCACATGGGGTGTCCGCATGGGTGACGGTTTTCTCGATGCTATCGACGGATTCAATCAGATGAAAGACTACATCGAAGATGAGAGCCGTCTGGAGCACGGGAAGCGAATAATAACCGACAATGCAAAAGTAGCATCGCGTGAAATCACTCTCCAGTTCACAATAGAAGGAGGCTCAGAAGGCGACTATCGGACAAAGAAGAAAGCCTTTCAGTCAGAACTGGAGAAGGGAGCCGTAAACATCAAAATCCCCGCTCTTGGGAGCGAAGTCTTCAAGCTGGTTTACCTGGGGAAAAGCATCTCTTACGGGTTAAGTATTGACAGGTGTTTCGGTAAGGTTTCAAGTAAGTTTTGCGAACCGAATCCCATGGATAGAAGCGAATAACGAACATTTCCTTTATTGTTTCAAATGGAAGTCCGGATTTTTAGGGCTTCCATTTTCTATTTATGAACTTTGGGGATATGATTGAAATTAAGGACATATCCGGAAAAACAAGGTTCTCTACCCCTATCAACAAAGGGGCGAAGGGAAAGTTTACACTGATGAAAGAGGACTACATCGTTCTCCCATTCTCCGTGCCTGAACCTATATATTTTAAACTTGGTGACTATGTAGACCTTTCTGGGGTTCTGGATGATTCTCTGGGCGGATTACTTTCAAAAGTATATGAGGTAACTGACTTGCAGAAACCTTCTTTCAATGCTTCTACCGCTGGATATGATTATGAGCTGAAACTGGATGCTTACTACTGGAAGTGGAAAAACAAAATTTTCAAATACACTCCTGAACATGCTGGATATGAAGCGTCATGGTCTCTCACCGCAGCCCTTGATGTACAGCTTGGTGTGTTCTTACGTAACCTGAAAGCTTTGGGATATACCTATAAGGGAAAAGAATTCGTATTTGAAATAGATTCAACAGTAGAGAATAAGGCAGTTGCAATGACGTATGACAATATGAACCTGCTGGATGCCTTATTCTCAATGGCGGGTGAGGATAAGTGGAACTGTGATTGCTGGATAACGGACAACGTAATTCATTTTGGGCGAAACGAATTCGGTGATGCCGTGAAAATCGAGTTAGGGGCTGAAGCGTCTGCCATGACTCGCAGTGAGAGCAAAGGCACTTATGCCACCCGCATTTATGCATTCGGATCTACAAGAAACATACCTGAGAACTACCGTTCCATTGAAGAGCAGACGGTAGTAAACGGAGTTGTGCAAAGACGACTTATGCTTCCCGCTGGTACGCCATACATAGATGTGTATCCTGACATGAGCCAGGAAGAAGCAATTGAAGACATCGTGGTATTTGACGAGGTATATCCCCGACTTGAAAGTACGATGTCAAGTGTATCTACGAGGACGGAAACCGTTACAAATGAAGACGGAGGTCAGGAAACCGTGACTTACTATCGCTATCGTGATACTGGCCTGAATTTCTCCAAGGACTACATACTTCCGGGACAAGAGCTGACAATTATCTTTCAGTCCGGCAAAATGAATGGATTGGAGTTCGGTGTTATTTTTGACCCGGACAACAACGGAAGCCAGCTTTGGGAAATTGTCCGCAGCGAAGACTACGGACGTCCATTGCCGGATGATACCATATATCCTGAAAATGATGACAAGTATATCCTTTCCGGTTTTGATCCAAAGTTTGTTTCTGTACAAATGATTCCGGACGCGGAGCAGGAACTGAAAGAGAAGGCACAGAAGATAGCAGACCAGCGAAAAAAGGACGATGGTACATACTACACTACCCTCCGGTCAGAATGGGTTAATGAAGACAAGCTGAAACGCTTTTTCGAGTTCGGGCAAAAGATAAACCTGGTCAATAAAGCCTTTTTTGAGAATGGCCGTGAAAGCCGTGTTCTCGGATGGGAGTTTAACCTTGACATTCCATGGGATTCTCCGGTATATACTATTGGGGAAAGTATGCCCTACTCTCGCCTTAATGATGTGGAAGAGAAACTGGAGTCGATTACGTATAAAGGGCATACTTATGTTGGAGGCGGAGGAAGTAGCATATATGTGATTAAGACCAATGATTCTACTGCCCCATCGGACAGTAACGTATTTTCGGCAAAACGGTCACTTGCAACATTATTGAGAAAGGACAAGGAAGACCAGACAAACTATCTCATTAAGCTTCTTGGCGGTATCATATCTCCTTTCCTGGAATCAATTGACTTCGTGACTGGTATGATGGGTGCTGGTATGTCATTCTCTTCAGAAAAGGGCGGCGAGTCTGTCGGATGGATTGACAAACTGTACGTGCGCAAGAAAGCTATCTTCCAGTTACTTTCAATAATGGAGACCGAGCTGGCCGGAGCTTCCTTCATGTTCAACGCCAGCGGGGCCAGAGCAACGATTACTAAGGTCGAGTTTATAGAAAAAAAGGGAATTCGTTTCAAGGATGGTAAAGGAGTCAAGTTCTCAGACGGGAAAAGAGGTTACTCATCCCCTGGAACTTATGGTTCTGTTTATCGCTGTTACTTCCTTGCAGATGATGGTGAGAAAGCCATAGAAAATCGTTTTAAGCCAGGGAATTTAGTACGCTCACAGTCCTTTAATATTAAGGAAGGCGCGTATGACGGCGTATCCAATCACTATTGGTGGCGTCTGGTGGAAAATGTTGGTGATAACTGGATAGATGTATCCGTGAATCATTGTGACGAAGGAAGCGATATACCCAAAGTGGGTGACGTGATGGTACAACTTGGAGACATAGCCGACCCGGACTATCAGGCTGCAATCGTGTTGTCTGCATATGGAGATGGTGCGCCATATCTGACATTCTATCAGGGGATAAGTTCTTACTCCCTCTCCGGGAAAGATATAGTTTCAATCGGATATGATCGTCTAACTAAAGAAGGATACTTTAATGTTTATGGAAAGACATATATCGGTAATAGGGACAAGACAAATTATATCAGACTTGCTTCTGGAGAAATAGAGGTACGTGCAGCAAGAATATTGTTGTCAAATGGTGAAAGCGTTGTAGATGTAGCAGAGAAAAATATCTCAATTAAACTTGGTGCTACGGGTATTGACATCGAAAAAAATGAGATTGTTATTTCTTCAGATAAGTTTAAAATTAAAAGTTCTGAAGGGAAAGGAATAGCCGTGTTTACGGTTAAAAATGGGAAACCACTTCTTCTTACAGAGTGCATAGATGTAAACTCGTTAAAAGTGAAACATCTGGATGGTGCAGACGGTACATTTTCGGGTGAACTGAAAGCCGCTAAAGGTACTTTTTCCGGAAAAATATCTGCCGATGGTGCTAAGATTGGAGGGTTCACTATAGACAATGGTTCCTTGAATTGGAAGGGAAGGGATTTTTTCGGCAATGATAGCAGGAGTATACGGATTGGTGTTCCTACGGATGATAACAGTGGTATGATTGACATAAATTTCAATGGTGCGACTGACGGGAAATTTGGGGTTAAAATAATTGGAAGCAATGACGGTGGAGCATGTATCTATGCTTCAAGGAACGGTACTAGCAAGCCACATAGTTCTAATACTTATGCCGGATATTTTGACGGAGGAGTACATGTGAACGGAAATCTTTATACCAATACGATATTGTCTAATGAGTTTGGTACCGGATGGTCATTGCAAGCCGATGGCTCATATACATACAAAAAAGGAGTAACGAGAACAATATCATGGACTATACAGAATGGCTCGATACCTTCAAGATATAGCCTGGTTTTTGAAAATGGAATTTTAGTTGATTAATCATGAAAATAGATTTTAAGAAATTTAAGAAGTACACGAAGATAGATAAATCCGATTTCGTGGAGATTGATGTCAGAGAAATGTTTGCAGATAACATTTACAATGTGACAGGAGTTGGTATTGCTGATTTAAAATTGGCTGAGAAAATTTTTTCAAGCGATGACAATACTGAATATTCAGATGATGAAGTTAACAGGGTAAGACATCATGCAGCGTCGCTTCTTCCATGGTTTCTTGCTGGGCTTAATGATGCAATGAGATAATTATAATATACAATGTTGGTAATATCATTAATAACTATAAATTAAAAACAATTATGGCAGCAGAAGAAGATTTTGTATTAAGCTTTACAGGTGAAGAAACTGACAATCTATTGAAACATACAGAAAGTATGAAGAATCAGACAACGGAAGAAGATGGTGAAACGGTACAGGTGTACGATACAAACGGCGTTCCGCATAAAGTGTCGAAAACGGAGCTACTGAAGAAGTCTACACTGGCTCTTCCAGCTTTGGAAGACATCTCCAGTTTTGTGGCCGTGAATGCCGCCGGAAATGCAATCGGATTGATGACAAAAGAACAGGTTGCGTCAGTTCTGGCGGAACTTATTGGAACGGCTACTTTAAAAAATGATGGATTAATGTCAAAATCAGGTTTCCTGAGTGCAATTGGATTAAATTTGAAAGGTGATGCCAATAACGTAAAAAACGGAGTTTATAAATTTGACTCACAACAGGACAATATGCCTGTGAATTATGGCATATTAGTGGCATTTTCTTGTGACGGATGGATTCGTATGCAATTATGTGCAGGTGGAGATAATGGATTAGCATATATAAGAATGCATTATAATAGTTGGACATCATGGAAACAAATTTAAAATGAAAAGCTGTCTGAGTCAGATAGATCAAGAAAATACAGATAGCTATTTTCGCATAAAAGCTGGAGAAGGTACAAATCCTGCATATATTTTTGTAACTGTATTGGGTATTAAATAGCCGTAGTATAACATGCGTTATATGGCAATGCTCTTCCATTCATTCCACTTCCCGTCAACATGATTGTAAGATCTAATCATTAAAGAATAGCCACCATAGGACATTGACTCCTGAATGCATGAATCGCCACATTGAATCGAGAAAAATGGGCCAGCTTGTGGCGTATTAGAATAAGTCGTATATGTGCCCACTTCATTAATATCGTGATAATTACCTTTTTCGAGAAACCCAACTCCCATCAGTCCCGCCAGGACTTATGGGTATGAATGAAAACAACTGAAATAAAGAAAGCTGTATTGAAAATTATTTGACTGGTAGAAATTGGGTAGAAAATAGTAACTAGCTTGCTTATTCTACCCGGCTTCTACCAACTTACTGACAAGGCGTGTCAGTCGATTTGAAACCTTTTATTCTTTGTTCGTTTTTATATCATTTACCTTCGCTGAAAAAGGATGGTAAATGAGTAGTTTTGTGTGTGAAATAGTAGTTACGCCCATGAGCGTGTTCCATTAAGTTGGGATGCGCTTGTGGGCATTTTTTGTTTAATCTAAAACCTTAGTAAGATGAAAAGATTCGTTTTCATGATGGTCGCACTGCTGATGTGCGTAGTGAGTGTTTTCGCGGAGACTTCCGTTAGTGTAGAACCTTCCGTTCCGGAGTTCCTGACCGGATTTGCCAGCTTCACCGGGCTTGTTACGGTCGTGGTTCCTGCTGTAGTAGGATTTATCGCTTCGAAGCTATCCAATCCTATGAATAAGTGGGTGACTATGTGGGTAACTGCTGTAGTTGGTGTAATCGTTACCTTCTTCAGTTGGTGGATGAATCTCGGTTTCCCTCCGGCAGATGCAAGCGTCTGGGTTGTGGTGATTGATGCGTTGTTTGTCGCCCTGGCATCTACTGGTATCGTGTCGGTTGTAACAAGTGAATGGCTGTCCAGGTTGTTCGGTGGTAAGGTAAATAAGAAGTGATGCAGAACCTTATAACCGTCATAGCCCCGCAGATTCTTGTTGCCGGGGCTTACTCCTTTGTAGGAGAGATAAGAAGCGTTGTCTTTGAGCTTCGCTGGATGCTGGTCTTCATTGTAGCCATGATTATAGCGGATTTTGTCCTTGGTATCATTGACAGCGTGGTCAAGCGAGGAGAGGATTTCCGCTTTTCCAGAGCAGGCCGCCGAACGATGTGCAAGTTCATCGAATATAATTCGTATTTAGTGTTGGGATTCGGTTTTGGTGTTGCTATTCTCCAGCCTGTAGGTATTTGTTCCTATACGACATCGTCAATGTGCGGACTGGGGATAGCTATTGTATTTGAATTTGATTCAATCATGGAACATGTATGTGAAATTCACGGAATCAAGAACAAGGTTTCCATTAAGCGCCTGCTGGTGGGCTACATTAAAAAGAAGTACACAACGGCTGGCGAAATTATCGAAAAAGTTACAAAGGATGAAGAAGACAGATAGACGCCTGATAGCGGAAATCATCTACTCCGTAATCATAATATTACTTATGACAATAAGTTTCATGACCTAGTTGATATGAGAAAGATAAGGATAGGGAAAGATATATACTTCACCTGGCAGATACTCACGAACAAGGAGCCTGTTCCACTGGAAGGAAGGGACTTGAAACTCATGCTGAAGAATCCTCTAGGCAGATTTCTCGATTTCCATTTTGAGATATACCAGGGAAACAAGCTGAAATTTACTTTTCATGGAACGGACCACAAACACCTTGGTACGTATTCGCTGACTTTGTGGGAGAACTATGGTAAGGAAGGACAGACTGCCGTTGACATGTGTGAGGCTTTCAGGCTTGTTGCAACAACTTGTGAAGAGGACAGCATAAGTGTCCCTAACCTTGAAATGGCCACCGTCAACCTTGGTGCTTCTTCCATTGACATATCAACCGGTGGAAGCATTCCCATTCCTGATGCGCCAAAAGACGGGAAGATATACGGCCGGAAGGATGGAGAATGGGAGGAGATAACAGAAGCAGTATGGAATGAAGAAACAAACAGTTAAAATCAGACTTTTATGGCAACAACAAAATTAAAATTCTACAGGGGCTTAAAGGCCCGTTATGATGCAGCGTCAAAACATCTGGATGCTATCTATTTTGCAACCGACACCAAAGAACTGTTGATGAACGGTGTGAATTATGGAGGAAGCGGTGTCACAGATGTCAGTTTTGACAAAGGCAGCAATAAACTTATCGTTACCAAATCATCAGGCAAGACCGAATATGACCTGACGGAACTCATCAGGTTCAAGACATCATTGCCAGACAGCCTTGCCACTCCTTCGAAACTGGGAGGTCTTCCGGCTGGGACAAAGGTCGAGACCTTGAAGACAAAGACGCTGAGCCAGATTTTCGAGGATATTCTCTTTGAGGAAATCCAGCCGACGGTACAGGCACCAAGTGCAACAATATCATTCAAGTCTCCTTTTACCGCCAACAAGATTCTGGAGGTTGGTGAAAGCGCACCTACCTCAGAACAGATTCAGACAGGATTTAACCGTGGTAATTGTACGGTTGTTGGCCAGGCAAACAAGAACCGTGCAGGAGAACTTATCTCCGATGACCAGTCTTTCATCTATGTAGGAAACAGTACAAGCAACAAGACATTGCCGACGAAAGTTACACTCGGTACGATGCAGTACAATTACCAGGCTCATCATGGCGCAGGTGACACCTTGCTCACTTCAAAAGGAAACAAGGCGACCGTGTCCCCTAATCCGCTTCCTGAAGGTACTGTGAAATCAGGTGCTGTCTACCTTTATGGTACCTATCCGTTTTACTGTAATGGTTCTTCAGCTTCTACCTCTGCCGGAGATACCAATTTCCCGTCTGCCGCAGCTCCTGATACAAAGCTTCCGCTGCAGAAATGGACTGATACATTAATTGGAGCGAAATTTGCTTCTGAAGCAGCAACCGGAACCCGCCTTGAATTCTACTTCCCTTCAGAAAAGAATGTGTCAAAAGTCGAGTTCTATAATACGGTGTCCGGAAAGTGGGAAGTCTTCGGAACGGACAAGTACACCGTATCTGATGCAGGAAACAAGACCGTACAAAGTGTTCAGATTGCATACAAGAAGCTGACAACGACAGGTGCCATGTCCGGTGCATTACAACTTCGCTTCACAGTTTCCGATGCCGGGAAAAAACTTGTAGACGAGCCGGACACATATAATGGCGAGGAAATTACGGATGAAGTGATAGCCATGCTTGCACGAAACAGCCGTGAAGTTCCCTTTGCCATGCCGATGAACAATGTCATGCCGATGGCTTCGACAACAGGAAACCGTCCTGCGGGTGTTGCTTCCTTTGCCGTGAACTTTGAGCCTGGAGGACAGGCGCCACTGGATGCCCGTCAGCTTGTTCCAAACAAGACAGACCTTATTGCCGCAGCTACCTATTCAGGAAAGAATACTTATAACGGCATGTTGGTCGTTGTTGGAGATAACGGGGACGGCAAACCGGCTCTGTATGTCCTGAAGGACATGACAAAGATTACCCAGGCTGATTATGGCGGATGGATTCGTCTTGACGTCGGTGCACAGACACTCATCCAGATTATCAATGACCTCACAACGGGCGGGACTAATAAGGCACTTTCCGCCGAGCAGGGTAAAGTTCTGAAAGGTCTGGTTGACACACTGACAAACAAGGTCAACGCGCTTGGTGCCGTATATGTGCCAAAGGGTACTCTGGCAGACCTTAGTGCCCTGAAAGGAGTGTCTTCTGTATCGAAAGGCCACGTATATAACGTTACGGCAGAAGTTACCCTGAACGGCAAGAAATATCCGGCTGAAACGAACTTCGTCTACATCGGAGAAACGGCCAATCAGGCAAGTGTGGAAACCAACTGGGATTCCTTGGGTGGTACGGTCGATTTGACAGCGTATGCAAAGAAAGCTGACCTCGAAGGATTTCTTACCGAAGAGGATTTGGCCGGATATGCCAAGGCTGTAGATGTGGCGAACACCTATGCCACAAAAGCTGCACTGAGTGAGGCTATCGAAGGGCTTTCCTCCACTTATGCGACCAAGGCTGAACTGACCAGCTATGCAACGAACGAGACTCTGAAGCAGTATGCCACTAAACAGGATCTTGACGATGCGTTTGCATGGAATGAGGAAACCGAGTAATAACATGTGGGGGGCTTTGTATCGGAGCCCCCCATAAATCCCAATGACATGGCGAAAAAGAGATTCAACAATTATTTGAAATATGCCACCTTCAAGAAAGAACTGGAAGCCGGTAACATATTGCCTGATTCCGTTTCCTACATCAAGGAGATACGGGCTATCTATACCCATGGGGAATATTATGGCAATGGATGTATATCCAGCGTGAATGGTGGTACGGGCGAGGTCAGTGCCGAGCTTCTTCCGAACGTGTTCCATGTGTTCGGAGAAGTATCCGTACTTAACGTCACATTTGGAAAAGGCTTTCCAGGCATTGCCAATGAGTACATGTTCCAGTTTTCAAGTGGTGTTACGCCTACCGTCCTGAATCTTCCTGAAGGTGTGAAATGGATAGGAAGCAGTGTTGTCAGGGCCAACAGGACGTATCAGGTAAGTATTCTTAATAATATAGCTGTGATGGGAGGTGCTTGATGAGCTTGTTCAGACGCAGATTGCTTATACTGGCGGCCATGAATAATGGACTGCCTAATATGCCGGTTCGCTTTAAGACCGGCGAAAGGGCGGTATTCAGTGACGGAAAGCATGGATATTTCTCAATGGACAGAAGATTTGTTCGTGATAAGAACATGTCACGAATGTATTCTAAAGACGGGAAACGGATTAGCGTGCTGAAGAAAAGAAACTGAACTAAACTGAACTAAAATAAAATAGGAGTGCCACTGCACTCCTTGTAATAAATTATTTATTAACTATCCTACCATTTGGTAGAACTCCACAAATATAGATGTAATTTTATTATGAACAAAATAGATTCAATAATAATTCACTGCTCGGCCACAAAAGCTGGGCAGGATATTGGTAAGAAGGAAATCACCCAGATGCACCTGCAGAGAGGATTCAGCACGATTGGGTACAACTATGTGGTAAAGCTGGACGGTACGGTAGAAGTTGGCCGTTCGCTCACCATTGACGGGGCGCACTGTAATAGCAAGGGATTCTCAGGTGTGTCGTACAACAAACATTCAATTGGTATCTGCTATGTGGGCGGTCTGGACGCGCACGGTAAGGCAGCTGACACCCGAACACCGGAACAGAAGAAAGCGTTAGCCAAACTGATTAAGGAGCTTTGCGGAAAGTACCAGATTGTCGAGGTGCTGGGGCATCGTGACACATCGCCTGACCTGGACGGTGATGGTATCGTGGAACCTGAAGAGTGGACGAAGATGTGTCCTTGCTTCGATGTGCGGAGCGAATATCCTTTTGTCCCTGAAATCGTTGTGAAGCCATGAAGTTATACGAATACATAATGGATAAGGTGAGCTGGTGTATTACGCTGGCTCCATTTATGTGCCTCGTTCTCATTTATTCCTGCCAGACAGTGAAGTATGTTCCGGTTGAAACCAAAGCTGATAGCGTGGTAATAGAGAAATTGGTTGAAGTACAGATCCCTCCTGACAGTGCCACCATCCGGGCGTTGTTAGAGTGCGACGAGAACGGGAAGGTCGTACTGAAATGGTTGGACATCGCAAACAGTAAGAACGCTCAGGCGCAGCTTACCATTGATAGCCTAGGTAATCTACTGGCGAAGATGAAAACTCAGCCGGATACGGTTTACCTTCCAGCGAAGGAAGTGGTTGTTTCCAAAAAGGAAAAAGTTCCTTACCCAGTAGAAAAGGAACTTACTTTATATCAAAAGATAAAAATTAGACTTGGTGAACTCTCATTTATTGTAATTATAGTGATAATAGGATTATTGGTGCTTAAAATATTCAAGAAGTAGTATATTTGTAGTTAATGCGGAAAATACATTAAACTACAAATTATGAGAAGATTGAAGAAGTATATAAAAAATGAAAGATCATGGATAATTACCATATCAATAATAGCATTCTCTATTTTATGCTGTTTTTTTATTTCAGAAAGGAGTAAATTTCATTGGGGTGATTTTGGAAGTATCCTTGGAGCTATTACAGGGTTAATAGCATTTATCGGAGTATTATACACATCAAAACAAAATAAACAGCAGTTTTTGAATAGTGAGGAAAGATCTACATTCTTTGAAATGCTTAAAATATTCATTTCTTATCGTGATTCATTACGTGTAAAAAAAATAGATTGGAAATATGATAAAACACTTCATGATTGGAACATTATTCAATATGAGGAATTTTGTACTACTGAAAAGACTTATCAACAAATAACTTTTGAATTATGTTGTATATTTTACGTAGAAATAAGAAATAATATACCAAACTATTTATCCAAAGAGGAATTCGCAAAAGAAATCATTCCATCAAATAGATCTACAATACAATGGTATTCTTCATACAATTATTTAGCAATTGCTATAAATAATATTTATAACGGATATAATTGGAGTAAATCTGGAGGCGTTGTTAATCAAATACCTATTAATTTAAATACATACGATTATATTTGCTTAATAGCTATAAGAACTTATCTTAAACAGAATAACTTTAAACCAATAATAGAAGCTATATCGAAAACTGCTGACTTTTGTTTTTCTAAATATATAAATCAACTTGGTACATATTTTAGAAACGCTTATTATATTCTGGAAATGGTCTCAGGATTCAACTATCCTAAAAAGTATTCAGATATATTCCGTGCTCAATTATCAAAAGATGAACTCGTACTTTTATTCTTTAACTCTTTTAGTTCTTTGTCAAACAACAAAACCCGACAATTATATTTAGATGCAGATTTATTCAATAACCTTGAACTAAAAGATATAAGATTGAAAGAAAATATAAATAATATATCACGTATGGAATACATAAGTTTCCCTTCAACTTTACAACAAAATCCAGTTAAGAACGAATATGTATCTTATGAGTTTCTAAGCAGATTATATAAATCCATAGATATAAAAAATGATTAGTGCTTACATATAAATACTTACATTGTAATTACTATGTTTTAAATTTAAGATTGTAGCCATTCTGATATACAATATTTTCCAATAATTATATACAACTTTTCTGGGAAATTATATACATCTTTGCAGTGTAGAAGTTTGCTTTTATTGCAAACGAAAGCCCCAACCAGATTAATATCCGGAAGGGGCTTTTATTGACTTATACTTTAGGCTATTTTACATTAAAAGATACAAGCACTTCACGCGGTTTACCCTTGTAAAATTGATATACATAGCACTCCACCATTTCGCCTTTGTACTTTTGGAGTCTCTTGTATAAATACTCCTTCACTTCAACCTTACGAGAGAAGTAAAGATTCTGTTCGCTAAAGACAGGTTCATCTGCCCCAACCCAAGCTTCTAACGAGCATGGGCATTTGTTGATAATTCTTTTCATATTACAATAAATATTATGTAGTGGCTCCATTGCCTCATACATAACATAACAGATAAAGTGTCAGACAAATTACCCTCTCATCATCATAATATCAGACCTCTGTTCGATATATTCTTTGTACTTTTCCGGGTTGTTCACGTAATCAATCACACGAGATATGGCCATATCAGCCTGTTTCTGCCGGACTTTGGTGTAGTATCGTATAACTCCTTTTGATTTGTCTGAGTGGCCTAAGCAGTAGTCTATTATCCCGTCAGGAATACCTATTTCAGAGGCGTACTGAGCGAAAGACTTGCGGGCCGAATAAAATGTAACACGTTCATCAATATTTAACTCTTCAGCCAAATCTCCAAGAGAATACGTAACATACTGAGAAAAGTTGTGATATGTGAATTTATACCCAAAATCAAGTTTCCCCGTCCTTTTATCCATCCACCTGCATATTATCTCTCTTGCTTGAGACGGTATTGTAAATGTGATTACACTATCCGACTGCATTCGCCCTTTAGTCTTTGAGCGTGAATATTCCAATACATCTTTTCTAAAGTCTGTTTGCATAATGTCTATAAGATTCATCCCTCCCAAGTAAAAGGAAAGGCAAAAAAGGTCACGTGCCATAATCAGCTTTCTCTTTTCTGGTGAAGATTCACGAATCTTGTTAAAATTCTGTACTGTCAGATCAAGCTTCCTGATAGGGGCTGCAGATATTCTAGTCGTTACAAAAGGATGTATATCGTAAGATATATTCCACTCTCTTATCGCTCTATTGACGACAGATTTCATTTGGGCAAGCATTGTGTTTACTGTAGTTTCAGTCACTTTCCGCTTCCGTATGAATGCGGCAAAATTCTGGACTAGTGACGGGGTTAAATCAGAGAGAAGTATGTCACCTCTTGCAAAGTCACGAAAATATCTCCCCACCCTTTCAATAGATAATGCGTATGAATCTCTTCCCTCAGACTCGAGATAGTCTACAAAATTGCTACATGCTGATGAAAAGGTTTGCTCATCGGAAAGATTGTCTGTAGAAATGATTTCTTTAATTTGCCGGCAGGAATAAAGTTCAAGATGTTTTATTGAGTCCAGTTTCTCTTGAAGGTCATCAAGGATGTTCCTAAGTTTCCGGTTTATCGCAGATGCCTCTGGATGCTTCACGACCTGACCGTTCTTAAACTGGTTCTCTGAAATAATGAATCGTGTGACGATATATGTTGTTTCATGCTTGTGACGGAGTGCAATTCTTATCTTATGTCTTCCGTCTTTTAATGCTTTTGCCTTGAAAATGGTAAGTGATAGAGTTGCCATAATGATTAAAAAATTTAAGGATACTCCAGGGATACTCACAGAATTGTAAATTTACAATTCAAATCCTTTTTTTTAATCATCGTAATAAGCTGTAGAAAATAGAAAAACCGCCTAATTCACAATGTAATAAGCGGTTTTAAGTCGGAGCCGAAAGCGGGACTCGAACCCGCGACTTACTCA